TCTTGGGTCTTTCTGTATTTTCTACGTTCTCCTGCATCACAATCTTTGCAAGAATATCTATATCTATTCTCAGTACGCTTATAGTAAAACTCGGACAAGGGCTTCTCGGTTTTACACCGTGAGCAAACTCTGTACATTGGAATCCTCAATGGTGCGCTATCCAGAACAGGAAGCGCGGAATGGGGGTTAAACAGAAACACGATAGGAAGCCTCAGGACGCGACAAACCGCCCTGAGGATACTCAGGTATTACTTAGGAAGGAAGATTGAGCCTAGAGCCTGTGGTGAAGTCCCAGGTCTATTTCTAGTTGATGTACTGGTCCTCATCGCCTACCCCACCCCCAACAAATGGAAGCGAATCAGCTAGAGATTTAAGAGGAGACTCTGGAATGGCTTGCGCGGTCACATCGTTATCTTTGAGGAACTGTCGGGCCACGTTGAGGAGGGCAGCTAGGCCCTTCTTTTCGTCAGCCTGTGTAGCATCCTCTATAGAAGTCTTGAGGACCTTAGCTAGTTGCGCGTGGAGGTCATTCATTTCCTCCGGGGTAGTCTTAGCCATGAGGGAATATCTTTCCATTGAACAGGGCTACGATTGCCGCTACAGCACTGGCAACCATGCCCAATATCTTGATGAGCCTGAGCATTCCGGTGGCTGCTTTCCAGGCATCCACCAGTTCTTTTACAGAGGCGTTTAGTTCGGAGACTTCTTGTTTTAGGTGGGATACTTCTTGCTCAAGGAGAGCAATCTGTACCTTCTGTGTTGGTGCGGCCATGGGAGGGAAATAAGAAGGGATTATGAGAGAGGCTTCCAGACACCAGAGACCTTGGAGTAGAGTTGTCCAGACTTCCGGGTTCCGCCCACGTTGGCGTAGAGACCTGATAGGGTTTTCCACGAGCCGGATACATTGAGGGAACCATAGGTTTCTGCGGGAGGGCTGCTGCCGTCTGAAAAGATAATGAAGGGGTCAGCGGCAAGGGCTGTTATATCACCAGCACTAAGAGCACCTGTATAAACCTGAGCGGTTATACACTTGTGTGGGAGGGAGCCATCGCCCTTGGTACTGAACTGCTGCGATGGTCCCATAGCCCCAGGGTCCTTAGTGAATGCACTGGAGTGTATGGACACCCCATCCAGATAAAAAGTCGCATTACCAGTCGTGCTATTAAAAACCATAGACACAGAGTGGTAAGTATTATCTGTGACACTAACGGCGATGGAGTTAACCCCACCCCCGCCCCAATAGCTCCCTAAGAATAACCGTATGGTCCCCGGAGACCACGCAGAGGATGTAAAGAGCCACCCATAGCTACCAAAGGACTGGATTAATACTTGTGAGGTATTAGCCCTAATGACCCCGTACCAATTTATGGTGAATGAACCTGATACATAGGGGTCAACATCAGGCTCTACCACAGCCCAAGTAGTCGCTGAAGAAGATGGAATAAAGGCTAAACCATCCGGCGTACTCTCGGTGGTACCTGAAGCTCCACCGGGGGCTGTCCCGGTTAGGAGTTCGTTCATTCCCTCCTGCGGCCTAAGCACGAATCGAGCATACTGCCCTATGGAATGGCTAGTATTTACTGGCATTCAGCTATTTCCTTAAGGTGTGTACTTAAACCACAGGTCACCATCGGAACCTCCCGAGGGGTCACTGGTAGACACTGTGATGTTTCTGGTAGCGATAGAACCTAGTCCCAAGTTGTTCCGGGCTGTGCCAGCATTGGTCAGGTCTGAGAGGTTATTAGCCTTGACTGCTAGACCTGATAAATCCTGGTCACCTGTATTGACTCCACTGGAGGAACCTGAGAAGGTACCGCTTTGGGTAGCGAGACTTCCTAGCCCAAGGTTGCCCCTAGCTGTAGCAACATTAGTCAGTCCAGCGAGGTTATCAGCCTTGTACATATCCCCACCCCCACCTCCTCCCCCACCAGCGGGAGTAGTCCAGTTACCTGTCCCATCAAGGAACTGAGTAGCGGACCCGGAGAGCTTCGGAAGGAAGCCATGTCTGGTGGTGGTGGAGTTATTGGTGGTTACATCGGAGAGCGTGATAGTGGCATCGCTGATAACCTGGTCCCCGGTGTTCGTCCCACTGGAGGAGCCTGAGTGAGTTCCTGAGAAGGTCCCATTCTGAGTAGCGAGGGTACCAAGACCAAGGTTGTTTCTGGCGGCAGCTACACTGCTTACATCGGACAGGTTATTGGCCTTCACCATCAAGTGGGTGAGGCTTTGGTCCCCCGTATTAGTCCCCGAGGAGTCCCCTGAGTGGGTACCACTGAAGGTTCCGTTCTGAGTAGCTAAGGTACCGAGTTGGAGGTTGGCACGAGCGGCAGTCTTGTTGGTGAGTTCAGAGAGGTTATTAGCGGCCAGCATGTCACCCGAACCTCCTCCCCCTCCCCCGCCACCCCCTCCACTCATCAGGAGGCTATCTGGTATTTTTGTTGTCATCTTCTGTTAATTCAAAGTAAGTCTTACGAACTTCGGAGGTCTCCCTGGTCTAGGGGCACGTTCCCACAGAACTTCCCGGAAGCCAGCCTTGCGGCCAGCCTCCAGAGCTTCCTGCTTTTCCTCAGGCGTTGGTACGGTGGTGGAGCCATGGACAGTGGCAACTCCGTTACCATGGTCCTCTATGGTTACCGACCATGAGTACTTGTCGTATCCAGCGAATGGCTTTAGATGGACCCTAACTATTCCTATGTCTTGTCCTCTCCCGTACCATTCGATAGTGGTTTTATTGGAGACCACCCTGGGTCTCCTGTTGGTCACTGAACTGAGTTCTGCTTGTGTATCCAATTAATTAACTCTTCGTGGGCTATGGAATTTTCACGACAGATACCGTAGTTTTCCGCCACGGTCTCCATGAGGAGTTGAGGGGTTACCAGACCTTCACCGGGGAGCCTCTTGAGGGGCTTAGGTGCCCTCATTAGTAACTCATTCGGTACCGGGAAGGTGTCCTTGGGTGGCAGCATCGTGGAGCAGCCGGACACCAGTAGACAGAGTGCAAGAATCCTTAACATAAACTGGAACCTCTTTGATTATTTCCTGTGCTTTCTCTCGAACGGTAACCACCCTGTCCACGTACTTGACTACTACCTGGGAGGAAACCTTATCCCTTTTTGCCTGTTTTTCCAGCAAATGCCTCTGCTGCGCGTTTACAGCCTCTTGGTAAGATTTTGACCCCCACTTGTACCCAACGTGTACACCTCCTAGAAATAATGCAGCCAAGAGGCTTACAATAAGTCCGGCCTTGGCTAACGGTTGAGCTAAGAAGGCAAGTATCGGCATTACAGGATTCCTCCAGCCATGCACTTCTGGTATTGCTCGTTGCGGAGGTTGGTCAGGCCGCGAGAGGGAATCTTCTTACCCGTCTTGGGGTCGGTAATCTTGTTCCACATTTTGATAGCTTCACAGGCTCCCTCGTAGTCTCCTGCCTTGAGTTTCTTCAGCATCGTGGAGGTACAGAAGCCATGGACCCCTATGTTGTAGGTAATCCCCAAGTACAGGTCATACTCCCCCTGGGAGATAAGAACGTCCCCCGCGCACTTGGCTACTCCATCCTCGTACTCATCCTTGACCTCTCGGGCCAGTCTGGAGAGGGCATGTCGGACAGTGATGGTGTCCCCCTTCTGGACCCCCTTGGTTGCCCCAAATCCTACGGTCCATACACCAGCATCGTCCTGGTAGGCATCCCCACGGAAGTTCTCCTGGAATCCTATCTGTGCAAGGCCCAAGGCACTGAGGCCCAGGAGAGACAGGGCCATACGTTTAATGATTGTCTTACTCATGATTTTGATTAAGGTTGGTCCAATGGTGAACAGGACAGAGATAACGGATTCGTACTTCTTACAGAATCGCTTGAAGGAGTCCCACAGTTTCCTAAGGCGTTCCACCCAGTGACCTCTTGGGTAGTTCCGATATAAGTTCCTCTACAGTTGGAATTTGGCGCACCCCGTCCTCCACCAGCTCGAGAACTTGATAGCAGTAGGCCCACACCTTACCCACCCACTCCACATAACTTTGGGACTCAGCCTGGAACGGGTTTTGATATGCGGCGTACATACAGGCCCTCTCAATGTTCGTGTATCCATGGGCTGTGGCTCCTGCGTGGAGATAGGCTTCTACAGCGGCGTCGAATTGTTTTACTAAGGCTTGGAAGTGGACCACAGGGAGAGCCTCATCTATTTGTTGTTGCGTAGGAGCCGGTTGGGGGTAGGACCAGGAGTGGATGTAAGGACCTAGACCGTCTGAGTCATCCCGTAGGGAGAACTGCGAATCCTGGATATTCGGATACAGATACTTGATTACTTCGTAGAGCATTAAGCAGCCCTCACTAGATACCCAAACAGCCGCGCACTGGCTGCTGCGGGGGTAATTCCAACTACTGAACAGTGCAGTTCAATCGCATCCCCCGCAGCAAGAAGGATTACTTCAGAACCCACTAGGGTTAAGCAGAGTGCGTTAGCACCTGTACTTATCGTCATCTGAGGTGCTGCTGATGCTACAGAGCCATTCTTTCTGAGGCGTGAGTAACAGTCATTGATTGGATTCCCGGTACAGTTAACAATCCAATTAAATTGATAAAACCCCGGTATCGGGGCAATAAACTTACCGGAGGCGAAGCCAGAGGCCGTATCTACTACCTCCGTACCCAGGAGCATTTTTGTTTCCACACCTGAAGATAGAGACTGTGAAGCCGAATTAGCTGCGCTAAACAGAGGTCCGGTACCTGCTACATTTGTCCCGAGTTTTGCTTGGGTAATGAATCCATCAGCCATCTTCCCCCGTCCTGCACTATCCGCACTCAGGACGTTGTGGGCGAGTTTCCCTGTAGTTACACCGAGGTCTGCTATCTTCCCTGTAGTCACATTCAGGTCTGCTATCTTCCCTGTAGTCACAGCCCCATCCGGTATTCCACCTGTAAGAGGAACCGCATAGGAAACCTGGACCTGAGCTACACCTGTAGGAATCGCTGAGTTAAACGTTATGACCCCCGAGGCTGCGGTGTACTCGGTGACTTGTTGGGCCACCCCATCGAAGAGAATCTCGATAGAGGTCCCCAACACATCCCCACCGGACAGGGTGAGGCTTGTGGTAGACCCTGATGTGAAGTCCACACCAGCCACAAAGGTTTCCACCTCCCGGACATTCTCTACTGCATCGAGAGCTTCCTGGGCTATGTGGAAGGCTTGGTCGGAATCGAGGTCCAGGGTTTCTTCCTTCAGAATGTTTCCATCCTGGAAGTTGACCAGCCGTTCCTCCTTGGGGGTATTGCGGTTGAGGAGAATAAGTTTCCCCGATTTGGGGGCAGTTACGAATTGGATTGTTGAATCGGTCAACCATGTGTAATCAGTGGTTACCGCTTTGAGTACCCCTGCCACTCTAACTTCTACATAGTCTTGGGAAATGTAGGAGAAGGGTACGGAGTAAATCTTGGTTGTGCCATCTCCCTCGTAGGAGACACGAGCATAGGCCATGGGCTATCTTATGGAAGAAAAGGGATTGAAGAAGGGAGGAAGTGGAGGCCCATGGAGGACCCCCACCATATTACTTACTACTGTTGCGGAACCATGAAGAGGGGTCGGCCACCGAGAGCGTTACCTACGTTCTTGTAGTTAAGTTCGTAGGCTTGCTTTAGCTGCGGGTCCTCGTGGATGAGGATAGCTTCAGCTTGTCGCTTGTAGGCATCGTACATGAGCTTGATAACTTTTTCCTTCGCACTCACATAGTTACCACTGACACCATCCTCGGGGAGAGACTTGTAGCGGTCTGATTGGACCAACTCGGTAACAGCCTTCTTGAACCCACTGTTACCATCCCTTCCCCCACCGATGAGCTTCATGTATCGGTAGTACTGCTTAGGGGATAGGTCTACTCCAGGGCCACCACCAGCGGCCAGGGTCTTGGAAGGGTGTTTGAGGTCAAGGTTGAGTCTAGCTATCTCAGCCGCAGCGGGTTCCGTAGTAGCCTCTGAGGTGTAGACCGGGGAAGCTATATCGGGACCCAGGCCACCCTTGTAGTGGACGTCCTCACCGAATATGTTAACCAGCGGGGGAACGTCCTTGGAGTATCCAGGGAGTCTTGCCTTGATAGCATCCACCATGGTCCACACTTCCTTCACCTCGGGGTCCACCTCCCGGCGAATAGCAGCGACACCCGAGGGTACGAAGCTACCGGCCTGTTTCTGCATCCACCTCTGCCACTTGGCCTCTGAACCACTATTGACTGTATCAATGAGTTCTATGAGACCAGATAGGTACGTCTTGGACATGAGGTTGCGGGAGAGAGCCAGGGTTGCAGCGGAGGTCACTTGATCCATTTCATCCCCACTGATGTGGCCGGATATATCGGAAAGGTCCGCAGCAAGCCCCAGGAAGGCACCATAGGGGTCAAAGCGGTTGAAGGCATAGTAAGTGTCTCCAACTTTCACGGAGTACGCTTGCCAGCCCCCTAGCTTCTCTGCTGAGGAATCCTTCTCCCCTCCACCTGTGATAACCCCCTGTGAAGCGAGGTATCCACCAAGGGCATACATGGAACCACCCAGGGCTGTCTTAGCCAACATAATGTCCCTACGGGCACCACCAGCCTTGAACTCATTCCTCACCGATTCAGCCAATAGGTTGAGTCCCGGAGTGCGGACCCCAACGTACTTCATGAGGTTGATGGGGGTACGGACAAAGGGCATGATGTACCGGGCACCTGGAACATTCATCACGAGGTTCTGTAGTGAGGCACCAGTGGAACCTAGAGGAGTCGTGAAGGTACCCTGTCTTGCGGAACTCAGGGATTGAGCCTGGAGAGCCGGGGTGGGGTCCTCCACCAAAGATGCTACACGGTTTATGAGTTCCTCACCTTCCAGCCCCTCAGACCTAGCCATGCGGTAGGCTTGAGCCTTCAATTCCCCACGGTAGTGAATGGTCTTGAAGAGTTCATCCGAGGTTGTCAGGGCACGGCCAGGGAGCCTTATGAGGGCACCGAGGGCATCCACTGTTCCCCCGAGGATACTATTGGGGTCGAAGTTGAAGTTCTCAGCGGTGATAGCATTAGGTCTAGCTTCCTTTGTAGCGAATGCCGCACTGTCCAGCACCGGGGAATCCGTAATACCAGCCTTCCACATACCACCGAACTCATCCAGATTCTCATTGAGGGTAGAGGTTGCACCCTTGAGGTCACCTGTGATTACCTTACCAGCACTCGCTTTCATGGCCTGGAGGCCCTCAGCGGTGATGCTTACGGCATCCTTGAGTCCCTCAATCATCCCGAAGAGTTGGGCTTTGACCTCGGTGGACTCTATGGCTCCATCGGTCCTCAGTACCTTCCCAATCAAGGAAGCGGTACCTCGTTCGGCCACGGAGAAGAGAGCCGTGAGACTGTTACCAACGGTGTTCACCACATGGGTGGCTTGACCAGACAACAGCCCATTAATCCACCCCTCGAAAAGGGCATCATGGGTACGAGCCATTGCAGTCTTACGGAGGACAGCTTCCATCTTCTTGGGGTCACTGATTGAGGCCAGCTTCTTGGCAAAGTCCATGTTAGCCTTATGACCACCCATAGCTTCTATAAGCTGGTTCCTCTCGTTTATCGCAAGGTCCACACTGGAAGCCGTGATACGGAAGGAACTTAGAGCACGAGCTATTTCCGTCTGTACTCCCTTCATTTGAGCCTGGATTGATGCGTGGAGGGCTACGTGCTTACGGAGTGCCAGGATTGCTTCAGCGTCCCCGGTCATTGCTAACTTGGCGAGACTACTGACCTTCTCAGCGGATGCGGCCAGGAGGGACCTGTGTGCCAGTACACGAGCGGCCAAGTTATCTGTCCCCTCGTACATCAGCTTCATGGTTTCCTTACCGGCCCCAAGTTCCTCAGCGAGTTCCTTGGTCTGGTTGAAGGTTTGTGTACCGTGCTTGGCCTTACCCATCTCCTTCTCGAATACCGAGGAGAACCCATCCACCAACTGCTTCACGTCCTCCGGGGTGTCTATGTGGTCGAAGTTGAAGTAAGACTCTTTCATGGATGCTGAGACCTTACGGTAGTCCCCGGAGATAGCGGACTGGACCATTTGTGTCACCTTCTCCCCACGGATTACCGGGGGTTTCTTCTTGAGTAACTCGGGGGACACAGGGGCGATATTGGCTACTTCCTTCCGGGCCAAGGATTTAACTACGGGGTCCGGGTTGGACAGTATCTCTTTCTCTACCGTGGGTAGGTCCTTTGCAGCCTTTCCTAGTTTACCTTTGATACCGTATGCCGCTAACGCTCCAGCACCGGCGAGAGTGAGAACGGTTGCGAAGTCATCATCCTCCTCGGCTGAAGCGGCCCCCGCAGCCGCACCTGTAGCAGGGGCAGCAGCCATTTGAGTCATAGCGGCGGGGTCAGTCAAGGCTGAGTGCTGCTTGCTTACATTCTTGACTGCCTCTTCCTCATGCTTGGCTCTCAGGGCAGCTTCCATATCCGCAGCCCCATCCTTCTTGGGAGCCTTCTTGGATACACCAGACAGAACATCAATCTGGTCCCTGAGGGGCATGGCCTTGGCTTCCTGCTTGACCCTTTCTACTATGTCCAGGACCTCATTGGTGCGGTCTGCTTCCTTCTTTACCTTAGCTTCCTCAGCCTCCTTCTTGGCAGCTTCAGCGGCCTTCTGAGTGGCCTCAGCGGGGTCTACACCTTTGGATGCATAGTGGGCCTTGAGGATACGTAGGCCCTTGAATAATCCCTCTACAGCGAGACCGATACCCGCACCTTCCAGGGCATTCTTGAAGCGTCCCTCAGCGTTGGTATCATTGGGGTCCGCAGCGAGGTACTCAAATGCAGCCTTACCGAACATCGGGTGTCCATCGGACATTTCCATGACCATATTGGACAGCCGCTTCTCATGGGGGTCAAAGGCTGTGAAGTCCG